CTATCCCAGCTAAGTCGTGGTGTTGAGCATCGTGAGGACAAAAGACCAATGATGAGTGATCTACGGAGTTCGGGGGAGATTGAGCAAGATGCAGACACAATTCTACTTATCTATCGTGACGATTACTATAAAGACAATTCTGAGAGTCCAGGTCTTGCAGAAATAATTATTGCCAAACAAAGAATGGGTACTTCTGGTGTCCACATAAACCTTAATTTCAAGGGTGATATATCTAGGTTTTCAGACGTGGAGATGACGTTATGAAAAAGTCAGCGTACATAAAACTGGACGATAGATTCACAATAGGTGTTGATACCTATAACTGGATTCTGAGAGATAAAGAAAAAGGAACAAATGATGGTTACAGTTTCTTTCCAAAACCAAAGGATATGACTAAATACATTATGGATATGTTGAGGAAAGAAGCAATACTGAGGGGTGAGGTAGACCTAGATGCTTATCGTCCTTTTATCCCCCATTCATCGGACTCAGTTAAGGCGTTATGGCGAGAGGTTGATGTCATGTTGGAGCACAAATTAAGAAAACTTAAAATGGAGTTAGAAGAATGGGAAGAATAACCAAGTCAGCCAAGGGTAAACCTTGTTATTTACACCTAGATGAGAACTGCCAATCTGGTGGTCAGAATGAGACCACTGTCTTTGCTCATTTGAACATATCTGCAATGGGTATGAAGGATAGGGCAGGGGGTATCGATTTTGGATGCCCAGCTTGTTTTAACTGTCACAACCAGGTAGATGGAAGAACACAAGCCAATCCACCTTTAGAAAGAGAATGGATGGAACTTAAACACCTTAGAGGTGCTATTTCTTATATGAGGTTAATGGCAAAACTAAACATAATAGGATTAATAAAGGAGTAATTATGGCTACTTATCACTATAAGTCGTTTGAATTGTGGGATTGTTGGGTAGAGGCTGACTCTCTTGAGGATGCAGCAGAGAAGATAATAGAGCATGGATGTGATCATGGAGAGGCTATTGAGATTATCAGCAGTGATATGACTTTAGAAGAAGATAAATGCAAGTAAATCTAATGAATAAGTTATTTAAACGTAATCCGTCTTGGCAAACAAAGGCCGAACAGAGTGCGGTTGAAGCGAGGGCTTGGGAGTATAAGTACAAAACTCTCAAGCGTAAATTAAAAGAGTTAGGAGAAGAAGATGAAAGATGAAATTATGAAGTTAGTCAAGAACAAGACAAGCCTAGTGGTATTTGTAGGGATTGTCCTACTGATGGTTCTAGGTAACTGGATAGGCTTATGATGACCAGAAAAATGGAAATCATTAATAGTAACAATCCTCATTGGTGTGTTTCGTATCTTAAAGATAGAAGGAACGATGAAGATGTTGATGGTTTGGTTAAAGTTATTATGGGTGGTAGGTCCGCCCTGGCCTTATTTGAACTATCAAAGCTACGCAGTATAGACATAAGATTTAAGGGTTTGGCAAGAGACGATCTTCTTGGCAAGCTGAAAGGTATTGGTGTCAAAAGTGTTGCTTTGGAGTATTTGTGAGTAAGTTAGATTTAATCAACGGTAGGATTAAGCAGGGCGGTCTAGTTCAAGAGGATAAGACTGCCGAGCTTTATAAAAATCTCCGTAAAGATAGAGAGATTAAAGACAGTACACACAAGCGCCCCCTATGGAAGAGGGACTGGAAGAAATGAAATACACTTTTGATGAGATATTAGAAAGGCTATTGCTAACCAATGAAGAGCTGTTACTGTGTAAACAGCATAGAGAGTACGGGGAGAGATTAGATGATATGTTAGATGGGGATGAAAAGTTTGGAGACTTTAAGGACGAGGACCCAAATGCACCGAGTAATACACAGAGAGAAACCTAAAGCAGATGCTTTTAAATCATTATCTACAGAGTTCTATAAGCAAAATCCAGACGTAGATACGGCCACAATATCCATTGTTGCAGATAAACCAAAGAGATCAGACTCACAGAACAGGTTGTTTTGGACTTGGACAGATATTATCGCCAAGGAAATAGGTTACTCAAAACAAGAGATGCACCTGTTATTAGCAGATCAGTTCTTAGATAGGATTGAGTTTACCTCAAAGAAAGGTAAGGAGATTTCTCAGATACCATCAACCAGGGAGTTGAGTATTGAGCAGTTTGTAGATTTCTTGTGTGAGATAGATATGTTTGCTGGTGAGTACGGAATCAACCTACCTCATGGATCGGATTATAACTTTGCAGTTATGGGGAAAAGATGACACACCCAGAAGATCAGATACACACCAAGATAGAGGCTATTACTAAAACCTTGGTAGAGGCACACAAGATAGCTAGGGGGGTAGACAGTCAGAGAGATACCGATATAAGGCACTTATTGTCTATAGCCATACAAGACCTTAACTATCTGAAACGAGAGATTTAACCCTTTTTTATTCCCTCTCTAAATGCCATTACATACTCATCTGGAGTCTTGTTGATTGCTTTAGCACCATCACCAAATATACGAGGGAACACCTCAATCAGAGGTTTGCCATCTCGTATCACATAACCAAGATATTCACGGGTGCCTTGTTTACCCAGGTACCATTGAAGGGCGTATAAATCCTGGTCCGTATATCCAGCTTCCTTAATAGATTCAGCATAATCTTTCTTTAGTCTTTGGTTATAGCTAACCATGTTCATCTCATTAGGATCAGAGAATCCACCTTGACCATTAAAGCGTTGTTCTAAAATATCATCTTGTAGGGCAAAGTCATAAGCAAACTCTTCTCTGGTTAATCCTTTAGCGTGGTTGTCATCTACATTGTTGTAGAGAATCTGATACATGCCTGTGGCCGAGGAAACTGGGTTAAACAGATTTTTACCACCACTACTCTCTACATAAGATAGACCTTTTTTTACGTTTTCGAGGTTGGTAGATAAAAGACCAGGTTGGCTTGTTTTGGCCTCTACCTCTTTGTTTAACATTCCCATTACTCGTCCTCTTTCTCCAAAGGCATTTCAAATAAATCTTGAGCGATAGCCCTATCAGCCCTAAGTTGCCTAATCATGTCAGGGTTGGTTGATTTCTGGATGGCTTCATCCGTCATTTTTAAAATCTTGACAAGTGCTGCTTTAGTGGCTTGTGAATTTGTTCCTTTAATAGCCAAATAACCAAAAGCGCCAAGAGCAACAGCACCTGTTAGACCGCTTAATATTCCACCAGCAGCCGAAAAAGCAGAGGTTCCAGCAAGTACAGCCCAGGTTCTGTTTGCATCCATCTTGATTTGCATTGTGCGACTTAAATTTTGCCACAATCTACCCATCCCCAATGACGCCTCTTGTGCTGCTTTTTGCTCAAGTGAGTTCATTGCGGTGTATAGGAGGTGCTGCTCTCTTAGTTTGGCTTTAACATTTTTTCCTGGAACGCTTTGATCTACAACATTGTTGATTGCATTTCTGACAACTTGAGCTGACTCAACACCAACATTGGCAGCAGCAGGATCAAATGTTTTTGGTCTTTGGTCTCTCAATACTTTGTCAAATTCTTTTCTAGCAGCAAGAAGTCCAGATGGTGTTGATGGGTGTTTATCAATAATCTTTAAAGCGGTTTGGACATTTAACTCAAGGTTGCTTTTCATGCTGGCGTTGCTGGCGAGATAATGATTGTTGGTAAGCAGAGTTTCTAAATCTTTTGTAATGGCAGCTTTGGCTGTTTCTGGGTGAATAATTACCTTTGAGTCTTTCAACTCCCCCATAAGGGCGTCTGCTTTCTTTGTATTTTCGTTTTTAATAACATTGTAGTTGTATTGAAAACTTCTGCCAGAAAGAAAACCTGATCTGGGATTAATGCCAGGGGTTTTTACAACCTCTTTAATTACATCTTTTTCATGCTGGTTAAGAATTGGTTTGTTTTTTCTGAGAAATCCTGTTTGACTTGTTCTACCAACCATCTCCACAGTTGTTTTTTCTGGTGCCAACATTTTTTCTACCAAAGCAGTAGTGCTTTTTTGTTTTTGTTTTTTGAAAGTATTTTCTAGTTCGTCAATTTGCTTGGATGCTGATGGCACTGGTGATGACGACCCTTTGGCTTTAACTGGTGCCAATAACAAAGCCACATTTACCACAGATTCAAATGTTTTGGCATTTTGAGGTTTGTCTTTTTTCCACTTAGAGTAAGCTGTATAACCACTTTGAAATGCCTTAGATGCCTCCTCACCTGCCTCGGTATTCATAACCCAATCAAAAGAATCTTTCATTGTGTCAATAATTGGCTCCTCAACAGAATCAGGGATAAGCCAACTAACACCTTCAAGTCCTAGCATTACCGTCTCCCCTAGAATATCCATAGCACTACCAGCAACACCCTTTCCAAGGACTTGCACCCTAGCCTCGGCAGCATTTATTTCACCTGTATGGTAGTCTGACCTGGATTGCTTTGTCTCCTCCCATCTTTGATTTAAAGAGGTTGAAAGGCTTTCGATATAACCAGGAATCCCTGACGCCTCATCACCAAGTGTATCGATTTTTGTCTCAGTAAAGCTAAAACCATCTGGCATTGCAATAGTTGGATTAGTGGTTTGTTCATCAGTGAATGAGAACCCCTCAGGTGGTTGAGTAGCCATTATTAGCCTCCTGTGCTAGGTTGTGCAATTTCCTTTCCATCTGGTGTGTACCACTTGCCGTCTGGATATAACCAAACAACATCACCAACTGTATTGGTTGCTTTTCTAGAGCCATCTGGTCTTTTAACAGCGATAATCGTCCTTACACTGGGTGTTGTTACCGTATATGACCCAACACCAAATGGTAGTTTTGCTTTGTATTTGTCATCAAGATTGGTCATTTTGTCATTGTGTCTTTCGATTGTGCCTTGAGCTAACTTGCGCTGTATATCGAGAACCCTTCTTATTGTCTCTTCTGTAACATCAACCGAACCTGCAGCCATCTTCAATGCAAACTCACGGTCAGCATCTGACAAACCAGTACCAGCACCAAACGCCTTAATAGCTTGACCAACAGCAGCACCCTGGTTGGCTAGGAATGCATCTGTAGTACTAACAGATGGGTCTGAAACAAGTCCAACTGTGTGAAAAAACTTCGCAACTTCATTTCTGGTTTTTGCAAGAGTTCCTGTTCTAATTCCTTCATCAACAAGAGAGACTGAGAAATCAAGAACCCTAAGTGTCTTAGCTGCATCTTTGGCCGACTTGTACTCCTCAATGATTTGTTCGCCACCAGCTTTACCCAAAGCCTCAGAGAATGAATCTCCCATTCTTTTGTATTCTTTAAGTGTGTTTTCAACTGATTCCTTACAAGATGGATCTTTCAAGTCACAACCTTGTAGTTCTGCTTCAAACCTCATGTCTCTTTCACGAGTGGTTGATTCGTTATCTGTACTTGGATTCCACCTGTCATCTTTCGCTATTTCAACCCATGTTCTTGTGTCTTTATCCCACTCTTGGGTTATTGTCTTACCACCTATGTTTAGTTTTCTAGTCTCAGGTGGTTTCGCCTCTTGCGTTGTAGGCATAGACGCTCTAACATCATTCGCCAACTCAACCGTTTTATTGGCAAGGTCATTGAACCCAGCCTCTTGTAAGGCGTGAGCAACTTCCATAAAATCTTCAGGAGTTGTTGGTTTTGGGAACTGAGACATGATCTCTTGTAGGGCAGCTTGTTTTCTTTGCTTAGAGGATTGACCTCCCATCATTTGACCTAAACCTTGGCCCATCATGCCACCACCTACACCAGCACCATAAACCATAACAGCTCTTGGGTCTAGTTGAGCAACCTTATATGATTGGGCGTTTAATCCAGCGTTTTCATCACTACTGGTGTCGTATATATTTCCGAACATTGTGTTTGCCATAGTTATCTCCTAATCAAATAAATCGCCAAGCCAATCGCCAAACATTCCACCACCACTACCACCAAGACCAAGCATATCCCAAAGACTATTACCTCTTTGAGTTGCTTTGTTTGCATGGGCAGCAGACAGATATGATGAGCCTTGACTCACACCTGCAATATTGCCTATTCCTGAACCTTGGCCTGTTGTTCTACCGTAGTCAATATATCCACTTGGTTGACCAGCGAAATTCATAGCCATACCTATATCACCAGCTTCTCTGCTTCTTAGATTGTCATGGTATTGTTGTGCCATTGGGAATGAGTTGAATAACATGCCAGCATTTTGTTTAGCAATTGCTTCTTCAACAGGTCTCATAGAATCGTGACCAACTGTAGCGTCAGCCAAACCCCTTGCCTCACTAAGTGCAAACTGTCTATCTCTAGCCCTGTCTTGTTCTGGTCTAGCCATGTCAAGCTGTTGGTTGTAGAAATTCTGTTGCATCTGCCAAGGGTCATTGGTAGATATTTGCTCTGCTGTAGATGCTGCCCTGGCAAGTGCCTGGTCAAACAATCCACGCTGAGTATCATTCATACTGGAAGTGATCTGTCTACTTTCAGGATCAAAGTCAACACTACCTAAATCTGTTTGTACGTTCCAAGGTTGTTTCTTTGCGTAAATATCTTCGTACAACTCTTTCTGTCTGTCAAAGTCAATCTGAGATTGTGCTATGTTTGTGTTTGCTACATTGCCACCAATCGCTGTTCTTGCTAAACCAGACAATGGGAGCCTAGAGGGCTGTTGCGATACTAATCTAGCTGGCTCTGTGTTTCTGCCTTTTTGAGAAGGGGGTAATGAAACCATTCCTTTATATGTTTGTTTAGGCTTAGATGAGCCACCCAGTAGTCCTTTGGTAATAAAACCTAATGGGTTGGTAATAAGTTCCAGGCCATCTTTCCAATCATATTCTGCCATCTCTATCTCCTATGCTGTGCGTTTGAAAAAATAAACCACGATGTATGGTTGTACGATGTCGTGAGTGTGAGCGTTTCCACTACCCGCTGCATTTGTTAAACCCGTGTAACCACCACCGCTAGTTTTGCCATCATTGGCATTACCATCTGACCACGATGTTCCTGATGTGCTTGGATGGACACCTTGATATTCATTGCGAATATTAGTACCGTGCTGGTGTGAAGGCATCTCAGCAGTAGTAAGTGCGTGACTGTCTGTCTTAGAGCCACCTGTTTCCTGGGATGTATTGAAGTCTGAATCACTAGAATCACGACCCACAAGAACCCTACCTGCACCAAAGGCTACCCATGTACCACCAAAGAGTGATGATGGATTGGTACTGACTACCGAAGTGTAAACACAACCCACTGGGTAAGCAGCTAACAATGTATTAGCCTTGGTATCGTGTCCTGATGTAGCTGTGGTGATTGCCGAGTTAAGTGTCGAGCTTACCGTTGACACAGCACTTGTAACATACTGTGTGCTTGCTGCTACTGTTGTATTAGATGATGATGAGGCTGTAGCGGTTGAGAACGCTTCAGTTACGTCACCATTAATGTTTGCTTTTGAATTAATTGCGGTCTGGGCAGCACTGAACTCTGTGTTAAAGTCAGAACCTGAAATGACCTTGGCTGGGTCAGAATCCGACAGAGCGTCCTTACCCGACCAGTTGACTGCTATAGTGTAATTACTCATAGTTTTCTCCTATCGAATCTTTCCTTGTTTATGTAATAAAGTTGCGTCTTGTAGGGATGCTACAAAACCGTTAATTTCTATATCCATTTCTAGTTTTAAATGTTTAGCCGAGCCTGTTAATGATGTGTTGTATTCCTTTAATCCAAAAATAGGTGTGTACTTAACATCACCGTATAAGGCAGATGGGTCTCCCCATAAACCAATTGCACCCGTTGTTATGGGGTTTAAAGAAATGTGTGTGGTTTTAGATGGTGTTGGGCTAAAGTCTTTGTACCATTTAAGGCCAAGCATTGAGCCAGAGCCACCTTCAATTACCATGGTTAGCTTCTTTAATAGTGATGCAACTACAGAGCCACCTAGGTCAATCCAATTAGTGGCAAATGATGATGTATAAGAGTTACTGGTATAAACACTAGACCCCGAGTAATCTTTGTCGTAATAATCTTGATAGGTTGCAATACTACCTTCCTGTTGACCAATTAAGAAACCCTTGGATTCTGTGTAAGCAAGGCTAGAAGGGTGTCTGTCTGAATCAAACTTCCAAATGGTTACTCTTGGTGCTTTGTTGGGTGTGAAATACTTCATGTCAAAGACGTAAGTAATATTCTTGTCAACAAAAGACATTACATAGACACCCTCACTCTCAACATAAGTCGATTTGACATTGGTGCTTTGAGAAATGTGTCTAATTAGTGAATCTTTAATATTAATCGAGTAGTCACTTAGAGGTACTTTGTCCAGCTCCGTTGTTCTTGATAGTGAACGCAGACCCGTAGAGGAAAGGAACACAAGATCATCACCAATAGCTTGAACAGAATCTCTGGAGACACAGCCAATACCTCTGATAACCTCAGTGAGTGCTAGATTACTTAAATCATGTGGGTTGTTATAGATGGCTATATTGCTTTTACCAAAGATAACCAACTGACCATAGAAAGGTGCAATAGCAACAATCTCATCAGCACCCCAAACAGTTTTAAGGTCGATATAACCAGATAATCCACCCGACCATGTTGTGCCTAATAAGGTGTCTGAGTAATACAGAGTGTCGTTATTCTCTGTTAGTCCACCTACCCATAAGCGTCCGTAATATCCCATACCACATGATGGATCAAAGGTTGTTACACCTGATGGTTTACTGCTAGGGTTAGACCAGGTACCAGAATCATATTCAACTGGAGAAACCCCGTTCTGAAAGCCATATAGTTTGTGGTTAAAGTTGACAAACTGCCAATCAGATGTTGAGTTAGATACAGTGTGTGCCGAGGTAAAGGCTGAATCTGGCGTTCCAAAATCAATAGTGTAAATACTGCTACCTACAGATGCCATTACCTTTGTGTAGTTAGTATTTCCTGAACGGTACTCATGCTCAACCATTGAGCCTATCTTGGCAGAGGTTTTAAGAATGTTTTGTCTTAATCCTTTACGAGCAGAGATGCGACCCGACTCTCTAATAACAATATTGTCAGCTTTGGTTAGCCAGGTAGAGTCCAGTGACGCAGGGTTTGCTTGGGTGTTAAGCCCATTAATCCCAATATTGTCTAAAGGTCTATAGGTTAGTTGTTTAGCCATTACTTGATATACCAATCGGATTCAAATTCTGTATTGCCACTATCTAACATGATGGCCTCTTTGAGTGCTTGTACTGACTCTTGGGCAGCCAAACTAGACTGTGTGCCACCATCTTCACCCCTCTCTGAGATTGCTCTAGCATAAGACCCCAACACCACGGGGTGGCTTGGAATACTGATAGTATCTGTAGCTATCTTGAGTTGGCTTTGTGGTTTAATAATGTTGAAGTTGATGCTCTGTGCTTCTGTAGGAACAGGGTAGAGGTCAACATTCATATCATTAGGTCTGCCACCTGTTCTTGGTGTTGATCCGTTAAAGCCATAATGGGCTGGTTCACCTGTGGATACATTGGCTACAGGGAAAGACCTGGCGTTTAACCACTCGCTTGATGCTTGTGTTAGATGTCTACCTGTCTCTTGGTTGATAACATCCATAACTTTGAAGTTGTTACCAGCACCAGATGATGCGTTACCAAGTGTGTATTGCATCGTACCATCAGCAGTTGTGACGATATAGGTGTCTCTTAGTGCCAACCAATCATGGTTACCCTCGCAATGTCTTTTGGCATCATTGACCAACGATCCGATAACTTTTTGATAGTCAGTAACCGTGTTTGATTCGTTGATATTACCCGACCAATCTGTAGAGATTGTTTCTTCTCTGAGTCTGATTAATACTTCGTTTATGAGTTCTCTAAATGTCATAATTTATCCTTTAATTATCTTGCCCCAAACATTGGCCTGGCCTTTAACAATATCAATTACATCCAACTGAAACTCGCCACCTTTAAACCAAGTGATGATTCCAAAAGCATGACCCCAGTTATGAGGCTTGCCTTTTAGCCATCTGTTCTTTTCTGCTGATCTATCCTTTAAACAACCCATCGACCAAGCACTTGTACTCTCATCTAAACGTGTTGCCGTGTGCCTGGTTACATCATGCGTATGACCGTAGATTAAGTTGCCATAGACATCACAGTGTTTCTTTGCGTGGTTATTACCACAGTAGGCCCCATGAATAAATTGAGCCTTACCAATTCGTAATAATTCGTTATATCTTTTGTAGGTGTATCCTCTCTCATCCCACTTACACGCCTTTCTGAACATATACTGATCCAGGTAGGGATTCTCCTCAACAAATGCGTCTAACCACTCATCATGGTTGCCAGCGAGGATGTGCCTTTCCTTACAGTTAATAGTGTCTAGAACGGCATCCATCTTATCTATTTCCCTATTAACAGCCTCAATATCCTTGTCGATTTGAGGTAGCTGATATTCAAGAGGTGGTCTCTTGCGTCTCTTGTATCTATGACCATTAACACTGGTCCATTCGCCAACATCGCCCAGGTTAATAAATGTATCTGGTTTGATGTGTTCTATCGCTTGTAAAACTACCGAGTAAGCCTTCTTATCGTGTATCGGGAAGTGCTGGTCGGGTATTACTATGCCGATTTTATTCATTTATCTGCGTGTAATTGATTGTCCAAAATATAACCCTACAACAGCCATAATAGCGTGGCCTAACCACTCTGGAACGACTGTGCCTTCTAGGTTGATGTACTCGGTTACTGTGTTTGTGAAGTCTAAGAACAAGAACTTAAATCCAGAGGTTACTTCTACAGGTACTTGTGTAGATAATCCGAAAGCAGGAGCTAGGAGAATATAAGCAGCCATAGCCATAAACGACACAACCAAGAACTTCTTAGCCCAAGATGCCTCTGGAGTATTGAGATTACCTGCTCTCTCCATACTAGCCTCTACGTTCATATATTGTTCTTTACGGTAGTTTCTCTCGTCAGCAAGGTCAGCTTGTGACTGACTCCACATCTTCATAAATGCACCACCTAGTGTAGATGTAAGCATAGTGATTATTTCCATCGGTAATCCGAACATTATTGACTCCCTGTGTATAGTTCATAAGCCTGTTGTGCTGTCTCAATCTTCGTTTCCAGTACAATTATTCTGTTCATGTTCTGGTCTGATAGTTCTTTCAGGTACTCTAGGCTTTGTACCTTGTTGGTTAACTGTCCGTAGGTGAACACTATTCCCCCAATAATGCCAAGTAAGGTTAATAGTGTAGGTGTGTCTATCTTCACTTAAATGCGTCCTCGAGCAAGCCACTTAGTTTCTCCTTTAGCCTGTCCTCTGCTTTCTCTTTAACTACTTCTTCTACTTTGTCTGTACCCACTGTGATGAAAGCATCAGTAACAACACCCTCTATCCACGAGTAACCAGCGAATAAACCAGTAGAGCCAATGGCTAATAGTAGTAGGTATCGTTTAATCTTTTTCATTGCGACTTCATCTCATAAAGAAGGTCAAAGATTTTCTCTAGTTTCGCGTCTAACTTATTGAACTGAGCATTATGTGAAGTGTCAATTGAACTTACCCTGTCGTTCATTGCTTTAATTTGAATCGCGTGTTTGGCAACCTCTTTCTCAATACCTGTGATGTACACAATGGCAGAGAGAATAAGTACGCCTGTTGTTGCTATGTGACTCAGGCTGATTGCTTTGCTAACGTGCCATTTCTCACTCATTTATTGCTCCTCTCTCATTGCAGCCATCTCCGCTTCTGCTTCTTCCTGTCTTACTGCTGCCGACTTAACATCAGCACTTAGTACCACAGCATCTTTATCAGCAGGGATAGAGGTAGTGTCAGGGTCGTTAGTCATTCGCTCGACTTCGCTTTGATAGATTTCATCAATTGCTTGTCTGGCTCTGTTCTTGAGGGCGTTCTCTGCCCAATCCTGCACATCAAAGGCAACGTATTCCATTGCTTTGTTTTCTGCGTCTGTTAGTTCTATTGTGTATGTCATATTGTTATCCTATTAAGTGTCCTGTGAAGCTGTTATAAGATGCGCCAGAGTAAACACCGAGTCCAGCAGAGTATTGGTATACCTCCACATAATCATTGGCACTTAAATATATAATGTCTGATATACCGAGGTCGATGTAGCTAGTTGTGCCATTGTAATCGGAGTGGGCATAGGGGTAAAGAGTTCCCCCATTCTTTAGAAACTTTAAATAACCATACCCGCTGTTAACAGTAGGGGAGTTCATAAGGCTGTGATAGTGGAACTGGTAATAACCAGCCACGGGAGCAACAAATCTACTGGTTGAGGTATTAAAATTATTACCATTATCAAAGTCCTCAACCGTGAAGCTCAACACGGCACTGGTCATAAAGTGAGATGAGTAGTTATGACGAACCTTAAAGCTAGGCTGACTAGGCATTGTGACTCTGCCCGATGAGTCTATGGTCAACCTTGCGCTAGTACCATCCAATACTTGAAGGCTACCATTTGACAAGATTTCCCATTGGTTTTCATCATCTTCAAGAACCAAACCCGCAGCTGCCTTACCTGAACCTCCGATATGAAGAAATGTAGTTGTGCCATTATCAGAGGATGGCGATGACTGTCCAATACCAACGTTGCCTACTTGGTCTATAGTCATAGCAGTATTTGTAATACCACTGGCGTAGGCATTTGACGTTCCAAAAGAAAGTTTACTTCCTCCTCCTGTTGTAATAACGCCTATTCTTGCAACAGGGTTAGCTTGCGAGTTACCTATAAAATCATAACCACTGTAGTCCGTTGCTCCTGTTGAGCCTCGTGACACTACACCTAATTTAGTAGTTCCTGTGAAACTTGTAATTCCTGCTGTTCCGCTAATGTCTAACTTTGTAGCTGGACTACTATTGCCAATACCAACTTTGCCTGATGAGTCTATGCGCATAGCTTCTACTGAAGCTCCAGTAGTGAACCTGAGAGATTGCCCTGATGTGGTTGTGCCTATACGCATCTGATTGCTCGTGCCATCACGAACAACATCCATAGTTCCTATTCTTGTTGCACCCTCATAAAGCCCTAAACCCCAATAGTTGGATGATGAGATGCCTGTGCTTGAGTTTTCAAGCCTTAATTCTTTACCCTCACCAAACCTTGCGTGTAGAGGGGTTGAGGGACTACTCTGTCCAATACCCACATTCTCACTCGAATCAATAGTTATCGCAGTAGCATTACCATTGTCCACAATAGATGGAGAGCCATCGGAATCAGCCCAAGAGTAATTAGTTCCGTCTGATTTTAAGAACTTGCCTGACTGTCCAGCTTGGCTAGGTAAGTCATCACCTGCTCCGAGTTTCTTAGGTTGTT